CATACAATACCTCTCATAGGGGGTGTTACATCGACTTGCGATCGCTTGATACAAGCTGATTTGCTAACAATGCTACGGGCGATCGCTCAAAGCTGTCATTCTACAAGGTCTTTCTGTGCGATCGCTTCTTGCATGAATTCTACAAGTTCAATAGGTTCGTCGCCTTCTAGGTATGGCAGTGCTGATGGTGATGGTGGTTTTGATAGTAGTGTCCTCTGCCCTTCATACCGTAATCCAAACTTCTTGTAGTTGGGTTGCCTGCCGTTATCCCTTGCTCTCTTCTTTTCTAGACATATCGGACAATGACCGTTGTGCATAATAAATTGATGCGATAAGTTCATCTCCCACTTACAGCGATCGCACTTAACGCGATGATAGAGAACATGGTAACGACTTTTGTGTAGGTCATCGGTGAAGATTGATGCGTCCGCCAATATGACTGGTACATAGTCCTGACCGCCTAACTTCCGAAATCCCATCGGATGCAATACTGTCATCGTCCCATTCGCCCATGTCCGCCCAATCATGTAGTCCCATTTCCCGCCACCAATGCGGTCTGGATTGTCATTCTGCTCTAAGTATATCCTTCCTTCTACTGGTATTATGCCCATTTGTTGTAACTGCCGTCGCGTTTTTGTCCTGTCCCATCCTAAATATCTCGAAATACCAAATATATTCATGTAACTCGCTAAATGATTTAGTAAATCTTGTAACTTTAATGTTAGTGGCGCAAATATTTGTTTGCGATTTTCTAAAATGCTACGATACTCACTCGGATATTCATCTAACATCTTTGCGATCGCTTGTTGAGCGAAATTATGTTTAACTCTATAGCTATCGTCTGGTAAAGAATATTTAGCACAGAATGGTTTTTTGTCGTATATACGATTGACCATCATGGTTGAGCGACCCTCTCTAAGCAAGCTAGCAAGCACTTTTCGGCGCATTACATACTCGCGATCGCCGATAGCTAGTTTATATAGTTCTAATATTTGTTCACAATATTTGGATACATATTTTAGGCGATGTTCTGCAATCCATTTTTGTTTGTCTTGATAGGTTAATTCTGGAAGAAACCACTTAGTTCCAATTAGTTTGTCCATCATTTCTTTAAGTGGCACATTATATTTTATAGCAAGAGCAACTTCGTCATTGTTAAGCTGTTCATATTGTTGTTTAAGGGTTTCTGCGTCTGCGAGTGCCAACTGTATTAGATAAGCGTCTTGAGTAAGGTCGGATCGCATAATTAGGCTATTGTTTTAGGATATTAGGTATTGTATCACATTTGCCGCAGAGCTACGATAGCTTGCTCTTCCATTAAATCCTGCAACTTCACTAATCTAAGATCGGAATTTGCACGCGCTGAATGCAAGAACTAAAGTTGCTTGAGGACTACCAAACTATCCTTTTGTGTGTTATCTTATGAGTGCAGTAGTGAAAAAAGGACGATCATGGAAGATCAAGTTAAAAAGCGTCGTCAGAAGTTAGCAGAGGTATTAAATGGAAGGTATATGGAATGCCCAAGATGTCATTCAGTAAGATTTCGCTTAACTGGGAAGACACTAGCACAGACGCAACGGTTTCGGTGCATTATATGCAACAAGACATGGTGTGCTAGTGGCAGGAGGGCTGGCAGACCGCGCAGAGATGATGTGCAATTGCATGAAGCAGTGCATGAAGCAGTGCATGAAGCAGTGTAGCAAGTAGCGGAGTAGTTGTTGATGGTTGAATCATGGTTGCGTCTGCCACCAAAGCGGGCGTTAAAGTATTTAGCGAACAAGGTGTCAATACCAGCGGAAGAGCTAAGGAGCTTAACGAATTACTTTCACGATTGGGCGTTTACAGTCGCCAATCTAAATAGTGCCGAAATACTAGATGCCATCAAATTTTTGTTGACTGATAGCCTGCAAAGAGGCGGCAATTTGGGCACTTTCAACAAACAATTTGACCGTTTAGTAGAACGAATGGGCTGGTCTGCTAATGGCAATCGCAGAAGAATAATCTACCAAACTAATATTTCTCAGGCGTACCGCTACGGCAGACAAAAGGAGATTGACAGGCTAATCGGCGACAACAAAAGCGATTGGGTACTGGTATGGCGGCACAGAGATTCGCCAAACTTTAGAATATTGCATAAGCAATTGCACAATAAGGCTATACCAGCAGACCATACCTTCTGGAAGTACGGCTTGCCACCATGCGGTTTTGGCTGTCGCTGTACTGTATTTGCATTAAGAAAAGAACGCGCTAAAAAACAAAATATTGAAATAATTACCAATCCGCCAAATCCCGATACGATATGGGACAGGCAGTTTCGGCGATCGCCTATAGATGCTAAAGAGCTAATGCGTGAAGCACTGCCAAAATTATCTCCTAGTTTAAGAGAGCAGGTAGAGCAAAGGATTAGGGAAAGGAATGCAGATGATTGATCCTCTTCCTTATATTTATTTTGGCGGCAAGCGTAGCATTGCTTCCGTAGTCTGGGAGCGACTGGGCAATGTTAAGGCTTATGTAGAGCCGTTTTTTGGCGGTGGAGCAGTGTTTTGGCTTAGACCGTCAGAACATTTTATAGAAGGGGAAAGGCGATGGGAATTGCTGAATGATATTGACGGCATGATTGTTAATTTTCTAAGAGCTGTTTATCATGATCCTTCTGCTGTAGCGCATTATGCAGATTGGCATATTACCGAAGTAGATTTAACAGCAAGGCATATATGGTTGGTAAATCAGAAAGAGGGATTAGTGCAAAAATTAGAGTCTGACCCTGAATACTATTCTGCCAAAATTGCGGGTTGGTGGGTATGGGGGATTAACAACTGGATTGGTAATGGATGGTGTAGTGGTCAAGGAGGATGGATTATGCAGAATGGTAAGCTAACAAAGAAAAGCAACAAAAATGATTTGGGTATTGCTTTGCAGATGCCTGTAATGGAAAGCCATACTAATAGTGTTTTAGGTGTTGATAAAAAAAGACCACAAATAGGAAGCCATACTAGGGGTATTTTAGGTGTTGATAAAAAAATTCCAACAATAGCAGCAAAAACCAGTGGAATATTAGGCATAAATAAACAAATACCACACGCAGGAAGCCATACCCAAGGAATGTTAGGCGTTAGTACAGATTTAGCCGTATATTTTGACAAATTGAGCAGTAGGTTAAGAGGCAATGTCTGCAAGATTGTCTGCGGCGATTGGAAGCGATGCCTAACTCCTTGCTGTACTATCCACTCTGGCATTCCTGTAGGTGTGTTCCTTGATCCGCCTTACGGTGGCGATCGCCGTAAGGATGTGTACGCACATGACGACACAAGCGTCTGTTTTGAGGTCTTAAATTGGTGCAAGGAAAAAGGCAAGGATGACCAGTTTCGCATCGCCTTATGCGGTTATACAGGCTACTACGACGAATTGGAGTCTTTGGGTTGGACACCTTATTATTGGTCTACCAGCGGTGGTTATGGTAATCAAGGACAAAAGCGAGGACGAGTCAACAAAGAACGGGAGGTAGTCTGGTTTAGCCCGCATTGCCTACAACCTGTCTCCATGCAACAGTTAGATTTGTTATCAGTAGATTAGGAAAAGAATTGACGAATGATCAAGATTGCATATAGTATTAACTTGTGTCAAGTATTTCTTAATGCTTTTCAATGTTTACCTATGAGCAGATAGAACAATGCTGGGAAAGTAGCCGAAGGCGGACGGCAAAAAGACTTGCATCATTTTGCAATATGAGTGGAGAGGTGATTCGTCGCAACAAGGAGTTTATTAAAATATATGATGACATTTCACGCAAAAAACGATCAGATCAATCAGGTATAGAGCATAGCAACGATTCATGTGCAGTACGAAAAATGGCGCAAAATACTAAGCCTGAAATTGATGACAAGTTAAGGAAGGTGGAAAATGCCTCCTCTGGTATCATGATCGCCGAAAATTATAGCAACAATTATAGCAACTATGATCCAAATGGTGAGCGCAGGGAAAATACAGGTGGCACATACTATTCTCTTGATGAACTTTTAGACCACCGATGCTTAGTTTACCAAAGGAAGTTAAAGCAATTTCAAGATAATAAAGTCAAGACAGTGGCGGCAGGTGCAAAACCTGTCGCCATTTTGCATTTGGGCGACCCGCACCTCGACGATGATGGATGCGATTTGCCCTTGCTTAGGAAGCATATTACTTTGTGTAGCCGCGCAAAGGGTGTTTATGCTGGCAATATTGGCGATACTACTAATAATTGGGTCGGACGACTGGAAAAACTATATGCTAAACAATCTAGCACTCTTGATGATGCGATCGCTCTGGCGGAATGGCTGTGTAAAAGTATGGAGTGGGCGTATTTTGTAATCGGTAATCACGATTCATGGAATCAAGGCTCTTATATCCTTAAACTGCTCCTGCGCCAAACTAGAGTGTGGGCAACTGTTGGTCATGAATGCAGGCTGTCCCTCAGATTTGATAATGGTGCTATAGTAAACATTTGCGCTAGACATGACCATAAGGGTCGTTCTATGTACCATAGCACTCATGGCGCATTAAAAGCGCATATTTTTGGCGATCGCTGGGCGGATTTGCATATATCAGGACATACGCATCAATGGGGCATGATGCACATTGAAACAGAAGATGGTAAGCCACGCTGGGCGATCCGTGTACGAGGCTATAAAAGAATGGATGATTTTGCTGAAGAAAAAGGATTCTATGAGCATCGACACGGCTCTGCTTGCCTTACTGTTATCAATCCATATACTCCAGTGTGCGATCGCATTTTGGTCTTCTGGGATGTCCCTACCGGTCTAAAATATCTTGAATCTATTCGCTAGTTTATTGTGTGCTAGTATATTAGGGAAGTTTTTTGTTGTTGATAGATGATTGATCCTCTTCCTTATATTTATTTTGGCGGCAAGCGTAGCATTGCTTCCGTAGTCTGGGAGCGACTGGGCAATGTTAAGGCTTATGTAGAGCCGTTTTTTGGCGGTGGAGCAGTGTTTTGGCTTAGACCGTCAGAACATTTTATAGAAGGGAAAAGGCGATGGGAATTGCTAAACGATATTGATGGCATGATTGTCAATTTTCTAAGAGCTGTTTGCCATGATCCTTCTGCTGTAGCGCATTATGCAGATTGGCATATTACCGAAGTAGATTTAACAGCTAGACATATCTGGCTAGTAAATCAGAAAGAGGGATTAGTCCAGAGGTTAGAGTCTGACCCTGAATACTATTCTGCCAAAATTGCGGGCTGGTGGGTATGGGGGATTAACAACTGGATAGGTAGTGGATGGTGTAGAGGTCAAGGAGGATGGATTATGCAGAATGGTAAGCTAACAAAGAAAAGCAACAAAAATGATGTGGGTGTCAGCAGACAGATGCCTATAATAGGACGGCATACTAAGGGTGTTTTAGGTGTTGATAAACAAAGACCACAAATAGGAAGCCAGACCAAGGGAATTTTAGGCGTTAACACAGATTTAGCTATATATTTTGACAAATTGAGCAGTAGGTTAAGAGGCAATGTCTGCAAGATTGTCTGCGGCGATTGGAAGCGATGCCTAACTCCTTGCTGTACTATCCACTCTGGCATTCCTGTAGGTGTGTTCCTTGATCCGCCTTACGGTGGCGATCGGGATTCGGTCTATGCTCACGATAACACTAGCATTTATGTTGAGGTCTTAAATTGGTGCAAGGAAACAGGCAAGGATGACCGTTTCCGCATCGCCTTATGCGGTTATACAGGCTACTACGACGAATTGGAGTCTTTGGGTTGGACACCTTATTATTGGTCTGCCAATGGTGGGTTTGGTAATCAAGGACAAAAGCGAGGGCGGGTCAACAAAGAACGGGAGGTAGTCTGGTTTAGCCCACATTGCCTACAACCTATAGCTGTGCAACAGTTAGATTTATTATCCACTGCCAATATGTGCTAGAATGGTAGAGCAGTTTTTTGTTGTTAATATGGCGCAACATTCTAAATCCTATGATCATTTTCAGGATCGCATAATTGTTAAACTTCCGAGAGCGGTTGAGCAAATGAGGTTAGACATTGCATTATACAGGGCAGATGTAGGGCGTGTACTAGAAATTCTGCCGCCTCTTGGAAAAAGGCGTTATTACAACTTTATTGTGCAAACAAGACTGAAGCAGGAGATATGGAACACAAACAATCGCTTGCTGTTGTTTGATGATTTAACACTGGAGCAACGCAATTTTTTAATCGCTAGTGGTAAACTTGGCAATTTGCTTCAATCCGCAAATTGACATATAGAACCAAGAATCTCCATCGCCTATGCGGTGGAGTAGTTCATCTATAAAGCAACAAAACCAATTACATTTGACCTTAATAGTGCCAGATAACGCCGTCCATACACCGTCTGCGAAAAATAGTTGGCATCGCCAAAAGAAGGACGAGTAGAACTGCCACTAGCGATCGCGCTTGCTTGACCTGCTGTTTCAATTTGCTGTTGGCGTTCTACCTCTAGGCAATGCGCAGTCAATAGCATCACCGCCTCCTCCCAATCCCTGCTATCGTCAAATAAATCCTTCGCTACATACCGCTCTGACCTGTCCAGCCAGAATTGTATTGTTGCTGGGTCTTCCCTACTATACTTTGAATAGCCTTCAATGGCTAAAAAATCAGGTACAAGCAATACCGACATAACAATTCATCAAGAAGGTTTACGGTTTTCAGATTTCATCTTGATAACAGTGTCAAGCCTTTGGCGTAGAGCATTGTAAACATTAGGACGACCCTTTGAAGAAATCCCTACATTTTCATGCGCCATGCAAGTCCTCAGCCACTCTTCATCAAAACTGTTTGCGATCAGCTTCATCGCCTTTGTCTCAGTGTAGTGAATTGTCAACGCAGTGTCGGTGCTTAACCCAGATACATCACCAATCTCTGGCGTTATAATTTCTAATGCTCCCTGCTCTACTAATTTCTGAATTTTAGCGGCAGTTGGAGGATGCGATGCGGCGGCTTGCCATTGTGAATAAGGAATGTGTACCACGCCCTCAATCATGACAACAGAATCAAGCTGTAACTGGCTGTTGTTCAATGCCAGTTTGTCAGATGCTAATGCTCTCGCCGCATCTTCATTCGCAGGAAACATTAAAATCCTTGGCGCATTCTGCTCAATTACCTGCGGCTTGTAAATTAATGAAACAATGCTTACACTCTGCGATCCCTCCTTCTCCGCAACGGAAGGATTACTTGTCGTTTCAGTCGCCATTTTAGATGTCCTCATATTTGCTTCTTATTTTTAATTGCTGTAGTGCCTGAGCGCTAATTAATAGTATGTTATCATAATCAAGAAAAATTGTATGCCTGTCAAGAGCATAGCCTGTTTTGTTAAATGAGAAGCCAAGAGTACAATAAATTACTATACAAAGGCGAATCTCGCTTTACAAAGCCGCCTGTTTGCAAGATAGGGAAACCATGCGTACAGCGCTCTGGTCAGATAGTTTGCATCCCTAAATCCAGTAAGTGCAATACAAATAGCAGTGTTCTACCTGAACTGCCAATTGGTACTGGACTGATGCAAGCAGCAAAGGTGGGCGGTGCTGTCGCTTTGGCGGGCGCAGGTGGTATGGCATTGCTCGGCGCACTAAGCAGAAGAAGCCAGCCTAATATTGATGAAAATGAACCAGTGTCCGAACGCTATCGTAATCGTCAGGCATCGTCGCTGGACAAAGGACTTGGACAAACAATTGCTCAACAATTGTCTAAGGGCATAAATAATACAACTGAAAATTATGTTGCTCCTATACTAGGTTCTGCATTGCTTGCAGGAGCAGTAGGTGCTGGATACGGACTTAGTGGTGGTTTGCGCGATCGTATAAATCAATACATTAATAGTACTCCGACTTCATATCAAACGCAGTCTAGTCAGCAAACTCAACAATCTGTCCAAAACACCAGAACACAACCTGCTCAACCGACTAATCAAGCGCAGTCTAGTCAGCAAACTCAACAATCTGTCCAAAATCCTACAAGACAACCTGCTCAGCCGACCACATCGCCAACTGTTCAACAGTCTGCTCAGCCGACTTCATATCAAACGCAGGCAGATCGGCAAACTCAACAGTCTGTCCAAAACACCAGAACACAACCTCCTCAACCGACTAATCAAGTGCCTAGTCTGCGGGAAAGCCAACAGGAAAGTCAAGAGAATACTAAGCAACAAGGTGTCCGTGAACCATCCGTTTTTGGAGAGAATATTGCCTCAAAAGTTGATATAGATGCCGTTAGCAATAAGCCTGATACAAAAGATGAAGCAAAAGAAAATGTAGAACAAAATAATGAGCCAGAACAATATATTACGCCACAAATTAGTGGCATCCAGACAAAAGGACTATTACCACCATCTTTGATGCGCTCATCAAGGGGCAATCGCAGTGCATTACAGCGTGAATGGACAGCAATTCCAGACCCAATACAATACGAATCTTTCGTCCGTTCAAAAACACGAAATACTCCTGAGTTTAAGGCAAAATCAGCCGAAGAGAAGAAACAGGCATATCTTGAAGAAATACAAAAAATTGCTGACAAAGCACAGCAGGACTTATCGGCTTATGCAGAAAAGGCTGGAACTGAAACTGCATATTACCAGAATAGAGTAAAGAAATTGCAGGAATTAGTATCAGAACTAGAAAGGTATAAAAGAAAAACACCCGCAGGCACAAACTTTATGTCATTGTTGCAAAGAACTAAGAATTTAATTTCTGCAATGAGGCGGCGGAATGATAGTATAGCGGACTATATAATTGATGTGGATGACATTCCATATAATCTAGGTTACCAAAAAGCGTATGGTGTAATCAATTCATTATTTCGCTTTCAACCAGTGTTAAAAGGTGCAGTACGAGCAAAAGCGAAAAGAGGGAGGATAGCGGATGTTATCATCACTAATCAGTGCTAATCTAGCGCAAATTACAAAATCAACAAATAAACAAGCAAAAACACCGCATTATACGGCGGGCATGGCAAATGTTTTAATGAGGTTTGATGGTGTAAATCCTGTCTGCAAAATTGGTAAAGCCTGCGTTTCTGATGATGGCAAAGTGATTTGCATTCCTAAAAAACACAAATGCAGAAGTGGTCTTAGCGAAAGTTCCGCACAAGCGGTTGTCAGCGGCAAAGATTTGAAAGAATTTATGGGGAATTTGGCTCTTGCTGGTGCGGCTGGTATAGGACTGTCTGCGGCGATTGGAATGCGTAATGCCAATGTTGAAAAGGGAGAAAATCCTTATCCCGAAAGGGTTTTAACAGAACCAATAGATAATGATATTTTAGACAAACTAAAAGCACCAGCTACTATTGTAGGTGCTGGCATAGCAGGCGGATTGTTGGCTGGTACAAATCCGACAGTTATTGATCTTGGAAAGAGAATAGCGCAAGATATTTTGCCACCTAAACCAAAATCCTCCAAATTTCCTTCCAGTTCACCATCTAGTCCGCCGCCCACTCCACCATCTACTCCACCTAGTCCACCACCTAGTCCACCATCTAGCCCACCACCTAGTCCGCCGCCCACTCCACCATCTACTCCACCTAGTTCACCACCTAGTCCGAAACCATTTTTTTTAGAGCAGTCTCCATCAAGGCAGGCTGAACAGTTGCTTTCGGAAGCAGAAGAAATAGAAGAACAAGTAAGAAAGCATGAAGCTAGTCCAGAAGAAGCTAGTCCAGAAACAGTGGACAAACAACTGATTGAGCAACTTAAAGAAGACATTTGGAAGTATGAGGATACCCTTAAAAACCTAAAAGACGAAATATCAGATGTAGGTAGTGAGATAAAAGACAAGGACAAAAACGATATATCTGACGAACGGGTTGGAGAACTGCTGCAACTGCAAAATCAAGCATCAAACTTGCAAGCCGCTTTAGAAGGAAGGCGTAAGCAGGCATTGAGATTAATTGGAGAATCACCAATAAGTAATGCAAAAGAACAATTTCAGTCTGGAACATTATCTATTGACCGCCTTCCACCAGATTCCATCAAGGTTGATCCTACTCGGTTTCAGTATAAGCAAATGCAGGATAGTGAGACTGGTTCAACCAGATCGCTAAAGGAACAGACGGAATATAGAGAATTAGTAGCAGGTGCGCTTGATGTCTGGGTTGATCCTAATGATGGTAATACTTATGTTGTCAACGGACATAATCGCTTAGATTTAGCAAAAAGGACAAAAGTACCTGATGTTGCTGTGAACTACTTGCAGGTTGAGACTGCACAGGAGGCAAAACTGCTTGGTGCAATGCTTAATATTGCGGATGATCGCGGTACAAACTATGATGCGGCAGTATTAATGCGGACGATCGCTGATAATGAAAATCTAAGCATCAATAAACAGTACGCATCTACCTTAATGCAATCGCAGACTGGCAGGAATGCAGTTGCTCTTGCGTCGCTTGGTGATAGTGCATGGAATTGGTACAGGGAGGGTACACTGCCTGAAGGTATAGCGATCAAGATGGGTAAGTATGCCAAAGATGGTGAGATCAATAATGATGATCAGGAATTTTTGCTAAGTATAATTAAGCCTAAGCTATCAAATATGGCGCAGGATGAGTTTGATTATTTGGTCAAGGGACTGCCAACATTGAAAGAAATGGGACGGATAGAGCAAGCAAAAGAGCAGTTAAGCCTGTTTGAGGATGGTAGCGGCTTTAGTAGTCAAGAGCTAAAGAGAAATGCTGAAAGACTAGCTATGATTAACTCGACCATGCTTAAGCCGCTACAGGATGCGAGTATGCTTACAAAAGCGGTTCAGCGTAGTGCCTCTGGCGATGCGGCGCGTGTAAATCCATTGCTAGAATCGGCATTAAATAATCTATCAGGACTAGAAGTTGAAGAAGCAACGGCGCAAATCAAAGACATTAAGAATTGGGTAAATTACAACCTTTCTGACCCTTCTAGTCCATTAATCAAAGAAATAATCATCCCCACAGCACAAAGCATGACCAAAATGGACGATGCAGAGGCAAAGAAATATTTAGAAGAGGTCGATATTTTTGGTAGAATGATGATGCAATATACCAAATCTAAACAGCCATTAGCTCAATCATCAACCGAATCGGCGGTAGATTTAGTAGCCAGTCCGCCGTTGCCAGACAAGCCTACAACAAGTGCTAAACCAAATGCAAGAAATACTAGACAACCTAACAATAGAACAAGTCGAGACGGTGATGCAACAATTCGTTCAGTTGCGCCAGCAGAGGTTACAACAACAACGCCAACTACTCAGAAATCCAGACCTAATGCCACTGCCAAAAAGCAAACAGAAATAACTCCTGCACAAGCACAAGAAACAGTATCTCCTCCTGCTGACGCACCAAGTCCTGCTGACGCACCAAAAAGTAGTAGGACACAAAAATCTCTTGCTAGTACCGATAAAAAGACTGCTCCAGTTGATACACCTATTAGTAAACCAGTAACACCAAATCCTGTCGCTACACCGAAAAGTAGTAGGACACAAAAACCTCCTGCTAGTACCGATAAAAAGACTGCATCAAGCCGTTCAAGCGCTGTTGCAAGTGGTGGACAGATGTTATCTATTGAAGAACGGCAGGCACAATATCGGTCTCTTGTTGAGGATATGCGTAAAAATACTGAAATAGTAACCACAGACAATGGTAGAATCTATCGCTATAGCGTAGATGATGGCGTTGTTGAGACAAAAATTACTAGAAATAATGACAATACATACAAAGTGCGAGGTAAACAGTATGGTGAAAAAAAATCTACTGTTTTTGAATCTCGCCTGCCAACATTGCAACGCGCAAAAGATGCTGCTAAAAGATGGCTGGAGACCATTGGTGCTGATTCTATAATCACCGCAAGACAATCAGCTAACCGTTCAGAAGAGCGTTCAGATAGTACCGTATATACTAAGCCGAAATTAAGAGAACGCATTAAGCAAGCGCTTATGGCGGGTACTAAGGGCGGTAGTGCTGGTCAATGGTCTGCTAGGAAGTCGCAGTTATTGGTGCAACGCTACGAAGCCGCTGGTGGAGGCTACAAAGGCGGTAAAACTGATAAACAGCGCAGTCTTTCAAAGTGGTCAAAGGAGGACTGGAACTATGCTGATCCTAAAAAGGCTGTTGACCGACCTCGAGACCAAAGAGGACGCTATCTGCCAAAAAGAGTCTGGGATAAACTCTCGCCACAACAAAAGGCGGCAACTAATCGTACAAAAAACCAAGCATCCCGTTCTGGCAAACAATATGCAAAATGGAATCCATTTATTAAAAATTATTTATAACTATGGAGATTTCTTTAACTAGCGATTACGCTACCGCAATTAAACTGCACCTTGAAGCATTATCTAATTATCTTGCTTCTGCACTTGCAGTGTCTGATAGACCAGATTACTACTCTTCAATTGTCGGTGATCGCTTTGCTATTGTTGATCCCAATGCTATCCAGCTTGATCCTGAAAAACGGTCATCTCCAAACTGCTTATTCTGTATCCTGCGCTCTGATCTTCTGCTGGCTACTGTTTACGATTCTGAAGCGAGTGCTAATCAATCTTCGGCAATGGAGATGATTAACCTCACTCAGGCGATCGCTTCTTTTAAGCGTACCGCTCAATCACGGTCGTATGGCTTTATATATGATGTTATTGCAGATCATCGTAACGGCTTTCGGCGATCGCTAAGACAGAATATTGATGCACCTAATGTCTGGGTTGCAGATATTACCGCCTCAGTAATCACTAAGTTCATCCTGCCGCTTTATCCTGATGGCACAATCCGCCCAATACCAGACCCCCTTACCTGACAAAATAAATGTGCTATAGTATTTTTGTTGTATATGGGTGATGGTTATGCAGTTTACGGACAGCGAGATACAAGTTTTGAAAAATTTTGCGGCGGCGCTAGTCAGCATTAGCAGCGGGTCAACCAATGAAGTCAAGGGTTTAGTTCCTCCTCCTAAAAGTCGTCAGCGCAACATTTTTGTAAAAGGCGAGTCTGGTCAGGTGTGGTACGAAAGTTGCTACAATCCTGACACTGGCAAGTATGTAAGCAAGCCATTTGGCGAAAATGGCATGGCGTTGTACGGGAATCTAAAGAATCTGCTTATTTATTACAAAAACTACAATGATGGATACGGCAAAGAAGGCGATTACAAGCTAGTGATCACCGTAGAAGCAGATTTTACATATAGGATTGAGATGGGTTTGTTTACAGTTTCCGCTATGTCGCTTGTTGACCGTTTGCGCCGTATTACTGACATCAATGAACCAATCTATATTTTGCCAAGAATGAGTGAGGACAAGAAAACATTGGTATTTTTTGATGTATGGGATGTACATGGAGGTCTTGTACTTACTATAACTGATGCTTTTAATATGGAAAAGTGGTTAAGTTGTTGTACTGATGCTATAAATGCCATTCTGCACAAACTGAATCTGCCTGCTATTTCTGACGAGATTGTTAATGCTGTAAAAAGCCATACAGCCAGCAATAGTAAACCATCTGATCCTCCGATTTTTGAAACCAAAGTGCGTAGCATTACACCTCCCAAGCCAGCCAGCAGTGTACTAGACTTAACGGAGTACAAGGAGCGGTTGAATGCACTGGCGGCAAAGATGAAACAGGAGAAAATTGCTAATCCTAAAAATGTGATTATCGACCTGTGCAGACATAATTTTCATGCTGACACTGTTTACGACCTTATGCCTAGTCAATATGAACAGATGATACAATTAGTTGAGGATTTCATTGCGAATGTTGTGAATGAGCGCACAAATCCATCGTTTTTTGATATACCAGAGTTTTAGTAGCCGATGCCAGAACTGCCGCCAAAATTACCATACGAACCATTACACGATTACTATCGCTTTATTTGTTATCTGCGGCTTGGCAAAAAGCGTTCTTTATATGCTGCGTACTGTGATTTCTGCAAGCAATATGGTATTGCAATAAATCAGTCCTTGCCTTATGACTGGACAAGGGCTTTTAAGGCGTGGAACTGGGATGATCGCTGTGCCTCTTTTGATGCTGAATGGGAAGAAGAGGAGCGGAAACAAGCAGTTGCTCGCAAAAATATGATCGCTAGGCGCTGGAAATCTCGTGCCGAGGAGGCAAGAGAACGCAAGTGGCAAATGCGGGAAACGCTATACGAAAAGGTGGAGCGCATGGTTAATACACCTATTGATCAACTTAATTGGAAGATACGGGATATGCTCGACATTATTGAGCAAATATCAGCATTAGATGAAGAACTACTGCCTTCTGCAATTGCAGAAGTAAAGGCGATCGCTGATCTTAAAGATGCTGGCATAATTCCAGCGGAGACAGCAGAACAAATTGATAACATACTCAATGATGCCTATAATCAAGTAAGGTCTTTACTATCTAGTGGCAACAAGTAGCATACTGCCAAACAACCATGTCTTTTGGTAAAAGTATTCGTCTTTCTCGTATCACCAAGTACGATCCTAACAAGGTAAAAAGTAGTAGTAGTGAGTATCCAGATGCGATATTTCGTGCTTTTGAAGCAATTGAGAATCCTAAAATTAAGGACGAACATCGTCGCAACATTATTCGTCGCAAACAGCAGTGGGATTTTTTTGCTAATGATCCTATTGCTCAGAAATCTGAGTTAAATCGCATTTCTCAAGATTGTGTTGCTTTTATCAATGATTGGTGCTGGACTTATGATCCGCGTGAAACGCCTTCTAACCTTCCCTTTGTCATGTTTCCGCGTCAAGTAGAATACATAAAATGGCGCGATGAGCATATTGCTAAAAATCGCGGTGGTGTCATTGAAAAGTCTAGAGATGCGGGAATTACATGGCTGAACTGTGCATCGCAAACATTCTACTTTTTGTTTAGACCAGATTACAAAGGTGCTATTGGTTCACGCAAAGAGCAGTCTGTTGATAATCTTGGCGATCTTGATTCTATTTTTGAAAAAATTCGGTTTATATTACAATGCTTGCCACCATGGATTATTCGCCCAACAGATTATGAAGCTCCTTTTTTGAAAATACTTAACCGCAAAAATGGCTCTTCAATTATTGGTGAGGCGGGTGATAATCAGGGCAGAGGCGGGCGATCTACTGTTCGAGATGCAGATGAAGCCGCTTTTTATGAACACGCTCATTCTATTGACCGTGCAATTTCGCAAAACTCTAATATTATTTTTTATACTTCAACCATTAATGGCATGAATACACTTCATGCAAAAAAACGCTTTTCAGGAGAATGGGATGTTTTTACCTTCCACTGGAAGGATGACCCGCGCAAAAATCAAGAATGGTATGAACTGCAATGTCGTATCCTTGATCCTCTTATTGTTGCACTAGAGATTGATATTGACTACCAGCAGTCTGATTCTGATCTAGTGATTCCTCACAAATATATACAAGCCGCTATCAATGCTGTGTTTGACCATTCTGAGGACGATAGTTATCTGTTACACGAAATGCCAATTATATCTGGTCTTGATGTATCAGATGATGGCGCTGATGAGACTGTACTGATTACTACTAGATTCCCCTATGTGCAAAATGTATTTGCAGACTTCTCTGGCACGGTTACCCAAAAGGTATATCAGGCTGACTTTGAATGCAGGCAGAGAATGACGCAATTGCTTAATTATGACTGTGTTGGTATTGGTGCTGGTATGACTGGTAATTTTGACCTGATTGAGGATATACCTTATATATTTTGTGGTGTTAATTATGGTGATCCGCCTTCAGATCGCTATCTTCCTGATTTTAAGCGCAATGCCAGACAGGTTTTTGCTAACCTAAAGGCTGAATTGCACTGGAATTTGCGCCGCCGCTTTCAAAAAACTTATGAGCATCTTAATAATATTGCTAAGTACCCAATATCTGAACTGATTTCAATACCTAATCATCCTAAGCTAGTTGCTCAACTTGCATATCCTAAATACTATTTTATGCCAAATGGCAAGATTGCTATAGAGTCTAAAGAGTCGCTGGCAAAACGAGGTCTTAAATCTCCAGACTATTTAGATGCCCTTGTCCTCGCTCATGCTAACACTAAAGGGCTACAATGGTTGTAAACTCAAATCAACTACCAAAGTCAAGATAGTCTTCCGTTATTTGCTGTACTGCCAACCGATCTTCTTTGCTTACTCCAACTATTTTACGTTGAGGTACGCCTTCACCAAATTGGTGTTTCCTAGCATAACTAACATTTGTGCCAATTATAAGTTTCTCGTTACTTATCCTGTACTCAAATGAACCCCGTAATCTGCCTGTACTTTGCAGTATCTTTTGTATGCGACCTTGCTGTTGTTTCATTGCGATCGTAAATGGTGAAAGCGGTCGCCATTTCTTCCCGTCTGGATCAGTTTCGGTCTCAAAACGCTTGTCAATGTTAAATAGTAATGCTTCTCCTACTTCTCTTAAAAGCTGCTCTTTGTCTGCTACATGATTTAGCACTTCTTCAAAAAGCTCGTTTACTTCACCAAAATTGTAGGTTGTTCTTAGCTGTTTAGGCATTCTTCATCATGCACTTGGGCTGTCTTTTTTCTGGCTGTTGTCTTTTTGCATCTTGGAATCCCATGAGGTACGCAGTACTAATTACTTGTTTGGAAAGATTGGTGAAAGCAAGAGAAAAGTAGGGATCGAGGTCTTGCGTGATGTTAAGGTAGAATTGCTCAAATGTTTGTAGCAGCGCCTCTGGCACTTCTGGTACTGTTGACATTCTGTTTCTCCTCTGCCTAAAGCACAACTCTGTATTATACTAAAGCAAAAGGCAAAGGTAGTCAATGCGCAATTGCTTCTCCTATCGCTTTGGTAAGCAGGCAGGGTACGGCATTACCAATGATGCGATAAGCAATGTTTGACTTGCATGGAAATTGATAGTCTTCTGGAATTGTTTGCAATAGTTTAAGTTGGTGCGGTGTCATGGTTTTTGCGTAGCTAGTGGTGGCGATGTGCATGGCGTACTTGCGATTATTACGACCAATACAAGCTTTTATGCAAAATGCAGGTTCACCCATTCTGCGATGGGTTTGCACTCTACCGTTTTGTATAAAATTCCATGACAGTCCAGTATCGCTGTCAATCAGGATCGGTTCATTACCTAGATAAATATCGTGATATGCAAGCCTTTTTAAGATGCAGTCTTGCACTGGACGATCTATCATGCTATCTAACTTGTCCAGTAGTACCATATCCCACGATCGCTTTTGCTCTTTTTTTACAGTCTGCGGTAGGCGTGGCATTGATACCCTGCTGGCGATCACTATAAATCTAATGCGAGATTGTGGTACGCCATAGTCGTAGGCATTGAGCAGGGCACTTACTATAAAATATCCTTGCTGGTATAGCGTTTGTTCCAAACTGTACCACTCATTTGATTTGCGGTAAGCTGGCACATTCTCTATTACTACAAATTCAGGCTTCAGTGCGGCGATCGCTCTACCGACCGCTTGGCTCATTGCTTGATTTGGACGGCTGATCTCCTGATCTTTGCGTTTTGCAATAGAAAAGTCCTGACACGGTGGCGAGGCATGGAGCAAGGTAGGGCTGGGCAACGCCGTCCAGTCTGCGGTAATTGCATCTTGGCAGTAGGTGAAGTAGCCGTTGGCATTGGCTACGGCGGCTATGTCTGCATCGTACTCTATACCCCAAATATGCTTGAATCCTGCCATTTCGTAGCCTATATCAGCGATCGCTCCGCCTGTAAAAATACTGGCACAAGTTAAGGTTAGTCCATTATCAGGATTGACCATGCTATCCTCAATGCTTGCGGTACTTGTCCGTTGCCGATCGCCTGTAATCGCTCCCTGCGATGCGGAAAACCTTTACCTACAGTGCGAGTTACACCCTGCTCCCATGTTCCAGATTGCCATGCCTCTGCACCATAGCGATCATTGTCTTCGGCGGTGTTGCCTTCATACCATAGATTAAACTCGGTGATCGGTAATGGGTCGAGTTTTGTCCAGCCAAGTGGATAGCCCATCAGTAGCTCTACCCAGTCAGGATTTAGCTGTCCACCCGTAATGCCAGTTACTTCGGGATTAGATAGTACATAGTTGGTTCGTCCTTGCTCCGCCCACGATTTAGATGTTTTGCGCTGGATGTAGTCGCTGGCGTTTGGTGTCGGGAATTGCTGGCAGAATGCTGGCAGGTCTAATTCCTTTCCTTTTTGACTGCGTCCTGAAGCTCCCTTCCAATCTCTTGCTTGCGGTGTAGGAAATTTGCTAGCGAATGTAGCATCATGCTGTGCTATCCATCCCAATCCCTTAAGGTTATATCGTTTATTCTTGCTACCCGGCTGAAAATCAGATGACATTGGTGTCGGAAACATCTTCACTTGATCGGTTAGCGTAATCTGCGATCGCCCTGTTTTTAAGCATTCATCATAAAATTCATCCGATTTTGCGCCTTGCTTGCCGTTACAGCTTTGTGGAGTACGCCAAAATCCAGATTCGGTCTCGTTTGTGGAGGGCAGCGGCGTGGTGCGCTCCCACAATACCCCATTTTGCATCATACCCCACTTCGGCAAGGTCAGCAAGGACGGTATCAAGTCCTCTTCCCACAAGCATTGGTGAGTTTTCCACCCATGCGTACTGCGGTCGTACTTCACCGATAATTCTCGCCATGTGTTTCCAGAGACTAGACTTTTCTCCTGTGATGCCTTTGCCTTGCCCTGCGGCACTGATGTCTTGACAAGGAAAGCCACCGCATACGATGTCAACAAGTCCTCTCCATCTTGTGCCGTCAAAGGCTTGCACATCGTCAAAGATGGGAAACCATGGAAGGATACCGTCTTTTTGCCGTGCTGATAAGACTTGCTGGCAATAGGGATCAATCTCGACTGCACACACGGGATGGTGTCCAAACAGGAGGTCGCCAAGTATCCCTCCTCCAATGCCGCTAAATAGGTGCATAGTTCTTGCTCTGTGCAGTTTACTGGTTGGCTCATAAGTCATTGCGTATATCTCTCAACAATAGTTATGGGTGGCACTAGCCCTTTGGCGTGGTATGCGATCGCCCAAGTGGTAATCTCCCACGAAAGCTGTCTGGATACTTTCTCAAAAATTATAGGTGTCCTCTACCACCTCTTTAATCACTTCAGCATGGCATGATAAGGGCGCACACCAGCATCCTAACCGAAGTCGCTCCCCATTATGAAAACGCTTAACTAAATCCATAATGAAGGACTGTACACACTGGTCTGTCTCTAGCTTATTCTTTAACCAGTCTCGATACTTGTCTATCACTTCTTCCCTAGTGCCGTGAACGCCAATCTTAAACGGATTCCCTAAAATAGAATTTTGCCACTTTCCGCAACGCCGACCTACATACACAATTCCTGCACCATTAGTTTGCGGGTCTAAACCCCGAACATTTACTACTTCTATGCCCTCAGTATTTGAACTCATGCTACAACCCTATCCAACTGACGAAAATAATAAGTAAGAGCGATCGCTAGTGCATCAGCCGCATCATCTGGTTGCGGAATTTTGTCTAGCCCTAACTCTCTTTGTACTCCTAATTGTACCGCTTTCTTGTCGGCTTTCCCATGACCTGTTAAGCATTGCTTAACCTCTGGTGGTGAATACTCTTGCGGCTCTATCCCACATTCGCTTAATACTAATAAAATCACCCCACGCGCTTCGGCTACCTCAATTAAGTTACTCATCCTATAAAAAAACAACTTTTCTACCGCAATTGCATTTGGGCGCAAATCTTTGATGATTTTATGTAAATCAATATATATTGTTCTTAGACGGCTACCAATTGATTCCTTGCTGCTTGTCTTAATTACCCCAAATTCATGTAAATGTGCGGTTTTGCCTACTATTTCTATCAGACCATAACCAACACTGGCGATCGCTGGATCAATCCCAAGTATTCGCATCTGGCATTCACTTTTATTTTTTTGATTTTGCCAATAAATACAATAGCACAGTTAGCACCATAATTACAATGTCGGCGATCGCTCCACCAGTAAAGATACTAGCAATGGTTAATTTATCCATTATTGGAGGCTGGCATTTTTTATGTGCTATATTAGTAGTGTAGGGTTCAAGGTATATTTATGATTCTTAAAACTATTTCCGAGAAACTGCAAAACAGTATTGCAGAAAATAAAAGTGGTTTTGCACTCCTGCTTTGGGGTGATGAATATATTGATTGTCTGAAATCACTACAGGGGTATGAAGACCTCGATGATTGGTTCAAAACAATCTGTTTGGATTACCCAGAAATTTTGTATCCTCATATTATTGTGCAGTGGGGCGGGTCTCAAGTCGAATTAAACTTTGAGTGGGAATACCAGTAGATTAATGCCGCCTGAGTAATCTTGCAAAGGGATTGAAATTAGCTTCTGAGAAGTACCGAGTGGCACTCGGAAACAACGCTTGAGGAGTGTAAATTGATAAATCTTTTTTCTTGTTTGATCTAGCGATCCATTTGTGCGATCTGATCCAGTGATCCAGATTTCATGGTTTTTACACCGAAGTGGATCATGGATCAATTTCAAGAGATTACGCAGGACTACCGCTCTATACTCACGCGCGCGGGGCTGGAGCTGGCGGCAGGAAGGCTTTATAGAAGTCATATAAGTAAATCTTATATAACTCATAAGGGATGCTTATCATACATAGGCATAGGTTGACCTCTCTATCTTTTTGGTTAATAATAATATGTGTGCCTTGATAGGCATAATTTTTTATTTTATTTATTTTGGAGGATTTATGGACATCATCGCTAAAAATCTGGAAGAACGCCTAGAATATGGCTGCTTTGCGATGTTATTATGGCGAGATGAATATGACAGATGTCTCGAGGAACTAAATTTACATGGATACGAATTCTTCGATGATTACTTTGATCATCTAGCGTGTGATTATGGGCTTGGAGAAGCCCATGTTTTTGTTAGAAATATGGTTTACCAGATGGAGCTTATCTTTGAGTGGGAATTATAATCCCATCTATGAATGCAAAGAACCGATCGCAGTAGTGCGATCGGTTCTTTGCGTTCGGGACGGGGTAGCCTACGGGACGGGGTAGCCTTAGCCTACGGGACGGGGTAGCCTTAGCCTACGGGACGGGGTAGCCTTAGCCTACGGGACGGGGTAGCCTTAGCCTACGGTGTAGGAGTGGACTACGGGGTAGCC